TGTAGCCAAAGAGAAGGACCCCAGATTTATCCAAGGGTGTCCTATCGAACTTTCAGCTTCAGTCGGACCCTACGTCCGCAAACTTGCTAAGAAAACACGCAAGGGCCTGAAACCAACTGGCTACACTCCCGCGGAAGTCAGGAGTGGCAAACAAATCATCTACACCTGTGGCCTCAGCAACGAGGGCATAGGTGAGGCTCTCACCAACTCTGTCGACTGTATCACGCAGATGCTCGACGATGATGAGCAAGTGATTTTCCTGGAAGACGACCAATCCAGGTTCGATTTGCATCTCACTGAGGGACCCTTCAAATTCCTCAAATCGATCTATATGCGGCTCTTGCCCCGAAAGGTGGCTCGCCAGCTCAAACGCACCGACAAGTCAAAAGGCACCAGCGTTCTCGGGACGAAGTACACCGTGCCGTACACAATGCAATCCGGCTGGCCCGACACCAGCCTGGGGGACACCCTCGTCAATGCAGCAATGAAAACAGAAATTCATGGCTCGGGCGGGAAATGGATTTCCATCATCTGTGGGGATGACAGCATCACTGTCACAACCGACAAGGAGATGGCAAGACTGGGTGGCACTGCAGGACTTGAGGCAGCGTATGCGGAGTATGGGATGGAGGTTGAAGCGAAAACCTCTCTCAACCCTCTGGAGGTGGAATTCTGTTCCGCACGTTTCATGCCGTGCGGGGAGGGTTTCATATTGGCGCCGAAGACTGGAAAGCTCATCGCGCGACTACTCCATGATATGGTAGATCGAACCGACAAACAACAACTGGCATGGGTCCGAGGTATCACACAGACCTTGGTCCACCTTGGAACAAATGACCCGCTATTGTGTGCTCTGGCATGCGGACTGGCACGCGCAACAGGTGAGGGAGATGTGATTAAGAAGGATTGGGATGGCTACGAACGTTGGAGCGATGGTACCAAAATCGCCTCCGAGAACGACATCCTTGTCTACTACGACCACAACTACGGTCTCAATGCTGAAGACGTGGCTGAGCTCAAACAAGTCCTTAGTGGGCTTAAGCTCGGTAGCGACTTTACGGACACTCGAATAGTGTCCATGGCAATGACTGACTGCTAAAACTCACCGCTAG